TGTTGATTTCTTTGCAAAGGTAAAGAACAAAATAGATAGAGATATGTTTGATAGGGAACTAAAAGATATCTTTGACACAATTGTATATTCTCACACAAAGTACGCCAAGACTTTAACTAAGTCTGAACTTGCAGGCATATTCAACGATAGAAATCCTGCGATGCCTGACTCAGCTAGAAACAGAGTGCAAGAAGTTATATCTGAACTTGAAGATAAGCCAAGTAGCAATGATGAACTTCACCTAGACTTGGTCAATAATCTTTGGCTACGAGATAGAGCAAGGCAGATAGGCGAGAAAGCCTTAGAGATATTTACGGGAGAGAATGAAGAGTTTGGTGAGCTACGTAGGCTCATCGATGCAGTTGAAGATGGTAGGATCAGCGACAAGACTACCTACAATATTGTCGAGAGTGACTTAGCTCAACTACTTGAAGAGGAAGCGGGAGACAACGATTTCCCTTTTCAATTCAACCTTATCCAAGAAAAAGTTAAAGGAATGGATAAGGGTAATCTAGGTATATTATTTGCTCGACCTGAAGTGGGTAAGACTACCTTTTGTTGTTTCCTTGCATCATCGTACATAAAGCAAAAATTCAAAGTTACCTATTGGGCAAACGAAGAACCTGCTAATCGAATCAAGCTACGTATCATTCAATCTTATTTTGAATTGACCAAAGAAGAAATGGTTATGCAAAAAGATAAACTACTTGAGCGATACCATTTTGAGATTGAACCTTACCTAACTATCATGGACTCAGTTGGTACATCTGTAGAAGAGATGGACGAGTACGCCAAGCTCAATAAACCTGATGTCATGTTCTGTGATCAGCTAGATAAGTTCCGTGTTGATGGTCAATACAATCGTGGTGATGAGCGACTCAAAGAGACTTATGTAACAGCAAGAGAAATTGCCAAGCGAAATCAATTACTTATATGGGCAGTCAGTCAGGCAAGCTACGATGCCCATGATCGTCAATTTATTGACTACTCTATGTTGGACAATTCTAGAACTGGTAAGGCAGGTGAAGCTGATGTTATCATAGGAATTGGTAAGACGGGATCAAGCGAGGTAGATAACATTGTCAGGCATATCTGTATATCTAAGAATAAGATTAACGGGTGGCATGGTATGATTAACGCTCAGATAGATGTACATAGAGGAGTCTACTATTGACATACAGACATGGTGACATTGGCGTAGATGGTCGTGTATTTTGGTCATATAATTTAAAGTCTAAAAACGGAGAGGATTGGAGATCACCTAATCAGTTCCATAAAACAAAGCAACAACGGAGAAAAAGAACAACAAGAATTAGAAAAATTAGAACAAAGTGGCTAAACTACCTGAAGATGAAATGTGGTTGTCAAATATGTGGTTATAAAAAGAATCCATTTGCATTACAGTTTGATCACGTGATAGGCAGTAAGAGAAAAGATGTGTCTAATATGGTCACTTACAATTTAAAATCATTAATGGCAGAAGTTAGAAAGTGTAGAGTACTTTGTGCAAACTGCCATATGATACATACTATAACTGGGAGAAAGAAATGAAGGTACTAACGTTAGATGTCGAAACAACTCACAAAACAAAGGGATCTGGTGGCACTACTGCTTTGCCTTATTTTAATAATCGGCTTGTATCCGTCGGTTATAAGTGGCTAGGCGAAGATGAGGTAGGCTACGATTTTGTCTATCACTCAGATGAAAGAGCATCAGTAGGAGAAGATTGGTTTGCAAACATGCAAGCTACCTTAGATAAGACTGATGTTCTTGTGGGACAGAACTTGAAGTTTGATTTAACTTGGGTACGAGCATGTGGCTTTAAATATGATGGTCATGTGTACGATACGATGGTGGCTGAGTACATCTTAGCTAAAGCAAGAAGGTGGTCACTTAGTCTTGACTCCCTTGCAAAACGATACGGCGTGACACAAAAAGAAAAAGATTTGGTTGCACCTTATCTAAAGGATGGTAAAACATTCTACGATATACCCTATGACATCGTGAAAGAATATGGTATAGCAGACGTGATTGCTACAGAAGAAGTGGCAGTAAAACAACTTGAAGCCTTTGGCACAACATTTGGAGAATTATTTAATGACACTTACACCGACACTAAAGCTTTCGCTTGAAATGACAAACGTCCTCACTCGCATTGAGATGAATGGACTTAAGGTAAACTTAGATACCTTAGATGAGATAGAGAAGGAATACAATGAGGAACTATCCTATCTAGAAAACAAACTACAGACTATGGCAAAGGAAGCAATGGGAGATACACCTATCAACCTGTCGAGTCCTGATGATCGTAGTGTGTTGTTGTACTCTCGCAAAGTAAAAGATAAAACTCTGTGGTCAACTGCATTTAATCTTGGGCATGAGATGCGAGGTAACACAATCAAGCCTAAACTACGCACACGTATGAAGAAGAATGATTTCATTCGCAATGTACGTAACATGACTGACATCGTGTACAAGACTGTAGGTAGGCAATGTGAAACTTGTCGTGGTGTAGGTAGGATTACACCTCTCAAGAAAGATGGGAGTGTTGGTAAGGCAGTCAGGATATGTAAGCCATGTAAAGGCAAAGGTACTGTTTACGAAAGCACCAATGAGGTAGCAGGCTTTAAGATCATACCTCGTAATCCAAAAGATGTAGCATCTGCAGGGTTCAAGACAGATAAGGTAACTCTTGAAGATAGATCAACTGAACTAAGCGGTGAAGCACGTGAGTTCTGTGTAGCCTACTCTAGATACAATGCTATTCGCACCTACCTATCTACCTTTGTTGAGGGTATGAAGAATAATGTTGACGATGATAACTTCATTCATCCTGAGTTTATGCAATGTGTCACGGCTACAGGTAGACTATCTAGTCGTAATCCTAACTTTCAAAACATGCCACGTGGTTCTACCTTTGCCATACGTAAGGTAGTTGAGAGTCGATTCGATGGTGGCTACATACTAGAAGGAGATTACTCACAGTTGGAGTTCAGAGTAGCAGGCTTTCTTGCACGAGATCCACAAGCTTACGACGATGTTCTCAAGGGAACTGATGTCCATAGCTACACTGCATCGATAATAGGGTGTTCTAGGCAGGATGCAAAGGCACACACGTTCAAACCTCTCTATGGTGGGGTAAGTGGTACTCCTGCACAACAAGCCTACTACACGGCGTTTAAAGAGAAGTATGAGAAGGTTGCCGATTGGCACAAGGAGCTAGAGAAAGAAGCAGTCAAGACCAAAGAGATAAAATTACCTTCAGGTCGTACCTATGCTTTCCCTGATGCTAAGTGGACTGAGTGGGGGGCAGCCACAAATAGAACGGCTATCTGTAACTACCCCGTACAAGGATTTGCAACGGCTGACTTGCTACCTATTGCCTTAGTTAAGCTAGATAAGGTGATGAGAGACTTAGATATGAAGTCAGTTATATGCAACACAGTACATGATTCAATCGTACTTGACGTACATCCTGATGAAAAAGATCAGTGTGTGAAGGTACTTTCTGAAGCCATGTTGTCTATTTCTGACGGCTCGAAAGCTAGGTATGGCTTAGAGTACGACATGCCAATAGGAATAGAATTAAAAATAGGAAATAATTGGCTTGACCTTACTGAAATTAAATAGTAAGCTCAAATTACATTTTAAATAAAACTAAAAAGGAAAACAAAATGGAATCAAATGAACTAGTAATTGGAAACGAAATGGATCAATTAGTATCAGCATTTAATGATGATGATACATCTACATTTATGGAACTTACAGGGCAAGCGAAAGCTACGGCTAATGTAGGTTTACCAAGACTAAACATTAACTACGATACAGAGACAGATGATGGTGTCACACTTACTCGTGGCTCATGGAAGATGTTTGTCGATGGCGAATTTATTTATGCTAAAGAAGTACTCGTAAGACCTATCTTACGTACCTTTGAATGGAGTGTGTACGACATGGAACAAAAAGCATTTGTCTGTAAGTCTGTACAAAAACCAACATTAGCAGGAGAATTCCCTGATACTCTTGCGGGGAATAAGTGTGGCAGATTGTCAGCGAAAGAAGAGGAACTTCTTACTGACGATGATCCACTAAAAGTAAAGTCACGGTCTGCAGTTTGCAACCAAGTTATCTATGGTCAAATAACTGGTGACTTTGCGAAGGCTGATGGAACTAAGGTCGAGATTAAGGATAAACCTTTCGTATCCTATTTCAAACGATCAGGTTTCAAACCTATCAGCAGTTTTATAGAGAGCTTAACTAGACAGAAAAAGATCATGCAGAAGATTGTTATGAAGTTAGCAACTAGCAGGGTCAAGTCAGGTTCAGTTATCTACTATGTACCAGTTCCGACTCTCCATTCGGAAGTACAAGTCTCGGACGCAGACAAAGCATTGATGAAAGACTTCAGTGAGACTGTAAAAGGTCACAATGAGAATGTTCTTAATCAGTTCAGAGAAGCTCAGAAACTCATTTCTCCTAGTGAGGAACAGGACTTGTCGGCTGATTTCAATGCTAAATCTGCTTAAAATCCAAGACTACATGCAAAAAGCAACTAGGGGGGAAGTCACGATCTCCCCTAGTGCTATTGAAGACTTCGCACAAGAATGCAGAGACTCCGTAGATAGACAGTTAAATAAGAAGCGTGAGTTCAGCATACGTATGTCAGGCTTGGGTAGACCTCTGTGTCAACAGTTGCTAGATAGGCAAGGCATCAAAGAAGAGATGGACTACAATGCTTTGTTTCGTTTTATGTTTGGCGACCTTGTTGAATCAGTGGTCGTACTCATTATGGAACAAGCTGACGTAGAAATTATAGACAAACAAAAATCAGTTGAGCTAGAGATAGCAGGGAAAAAGGTTACGGGTACACTCGATCTTATCGTAAGAGATGAGACAGGCACAGATAAAGTGTGGGATGTTAAGTCAGCTAGCGAGTGGGCATATAAGTTTAAGTACACAGGGTATGGTGGGTACGACAAGATAAAGGAAGAAGATCCGTTTGGTTATGTCATGCAGGGTCATCTGTATGGTGAAGCTACAGGGTTACCTTTCGGTGGGTGGATAGTTGTCAACAAGTCAAGTGGCGAGATAGCTATGGTTGAAGCACCTGAGTGGCAAGAAGATAGAAAAGAATATATGAAAGATGCTGAGAGAAGAGTCAAGAGACTACTTGATCCTAGCAACGAGTTCGTTAAGCCTTACAAGTCTGAGTTTGAGATGTACAAAGTCAAAGGTGAACAGATACGAACAGGTAACAAAACCTTAAACAAGATATGTGGCATGTGTGGATACAGATCACACTGTTGGGCAAATGCACAGTTATATCCAAAAGTAACATCAAAGGCTAAGACTGCACCTAAGATATGGTACGATGTCTTGAAGAAGAAAGAACTGTAGTGTCAGCAATCTACGTAAACAAATACGAAACTAAGCTACTTGAGTTGAATGAGAATTTGTACCACGTGTACATCGAGTCTCACAAAGGCATAGGTGGTGGCAGGGATATAACATTCCTTAGACAACATGACAGGGGTATACCTTTGACTTTGAGAGATAACTTTTCAGACAAAGGTACGTTGACGCCTGAGACAGAAGCTAGAGACATTGTGAAAATAGAGAATGAATTTCAAACAATCAACTACAGTTTAAACTACGGAAAGATTTTATGTGTGCCGATATATCCCCTTCTAGACGAACTTACTATACTAGAAAAACAATCCCCGAAGACGGCAGGGTATATCAGCAAACGCCTAGAATCATTGAGTTGGAAAATCCGACAGGGGAAAATATAGTGGCTAAACGTAACGCAGGATACAGATCTAAGTTTGAATTGTTTTTAGCTAAGAAGCTAATACAGAATAAAATAAAGTTTGAGTACGAGAAGAAGAAGATAACGTACATACCTAAGATACGTACCTACACTCCTGACTTCTACATTCCTGCAACCAACATATACATCGAAGCTAAAGGTGAGTTTGACAAAGCAGACAGAGTTAAGATGGCTCTCATAAAAGAGCAACACAAAGACTTGGACATCCGTATGGTGTTTATGAATGCACGAAACAAGATTTACAAAGGAAGTAAAACCACTTATGCTGATTGGTGTCTTAAGCACAATTATAGGTGGGCAGAAAAAGCAATACCTATGGAGTGGCTAAAGAATGAAAAAAGATGACATGAACACACTTATGTCTTTGGAGAAAGACAAGTACTACATAATCCTATCTGAAATGCCTGATGATCAGTTTCACTTGGTAGCCTATGATACGACAGGCAAGAAGTATGAGACTTTTGAAGATCACTCTGTTGCATCAATCATGCACGAGGGCGTTATGGCTTTGCTACGTAGGCGAGGTGATGAAGTCTTTCGTTGTGGGGAGTCTGAGATAGAGTTTAACTTTGCGGCCAAAGACCTTAAGGTACAATATCAACAGGACACAGGAGAAATGCTTGACATTCCTGAGAATGTGATTAAGGTAGATTTTGGTAATGATCAGTAATGAGACACATGGAATACATGAAGATGAAACTTAAGGAAGTAGAAAATAACACAGATATGGTTAACAGTCCTGCACACTATAATAAGGCAGGCATTGAAACCATAGATATAATTCAATCTGTCACAGGAGATGGATTTGAAACATATCTTCAAGGCAACATTTTGAAGTACATATGTAGGTACAAGTACAAGAATGGAGTAGAAGATTTAGAAAAAGCACGATGGTATTTAAATCGTTTAATTGAAACAAAAGTAGGAGAACAATATAATGGCGTCTAATATGTTACCAACTTCATATCAGGAGTTTATACACAAGTCTAGGTATGCTAGATGGATGGAAGATGAAGGTAGAAGAGAGAACTGGCTAGAGACAGTTTCAAGATATGTAAACTTCATGGAACAAACTTTGTTAGAGAAACATAACTACAAGATGGACAAAGTCGACAAAGACATGATCCACGAGTACATCAGTGACTTGAGAGTTATGCCATCCATGAGAGCAATGATGACTGCAGGAGAAGCACTCAATAGAGATAACACTTGT